GTCTCTACGGTGGCTGGGAACGAGATGCTTGCAGACTATCACATTAACGGATGGGATGAGTTCCTTGACTACTCTCCTCACGATATGGTGGTTAAGGGTAATGATGCGGAGTTCTCGGCTCTTCCTGCGGTTGGCAATATCACAATAGTCACTAAGACGCATCTTAATGCTGTGGCGAGAGCCTTTGATGTCCCTGCATTGATCACCGCTTCCGATTGGCGCTTAGTGCCTCGTGCAGATGTCGTCTCGATGAATCTCCCTGCGTGGAGGTATCGGACAGACCACAACATAGCTGGAAAATGGTCGCAGGCCATTGTCCAGACGGAGGAGATTACCACTGGTGAGGATAGAAATCTGTTTGCCCTTGTGTGGAATCCGAAGTCTATCCACGGCTTCGCCCCAGGCATCGCAAATCAGACCTACCACGATAAAAGCCTCTTCTTGGTTGGCGATACGATTAACAGCATAAGAGCCTCGTCTCCACATTACAATCTGTCGCTTCGTGCGGTAGATGAGAGTGGGCAGGTCTCCCAGTTCCAATCTGTCGCTGGCTTGTTAGACCCAAGTAAGTTTATCTACCAGCTTTCGCACTCGTTCGCAGGTGAGGCTCTGATGAAGGAGTCGGAGCTATCAAACTATATCTCAATGATCAAGTGGTATAGAGACCAGATGAACGCATCTGCGGATATTCCCTCTAACCCGCTAAGGGTGGCAGCTCCGTGGCGTATGGTAGTTCCAAATGTCCCCAATGACGGGAGGTATGGGCTTCGCCTTGATGTCCCTCTGCTGTTGTCTATGTCGCAGGATATATATCAAGCTCTGTCGGAGAAGACGCAGGATATAGTTATGTTTAGAGCTACGACAATCGGAAGGGGGTATGCTTATTCCCAGTATAAGGCCGACCGAGAGCGTGCGAAGAACTGCATCCAAGAGTTCAAGAAGTTCACAGACCAGTTTGAGGAAGTGCGCTTGTACTTCCGACTTACTGCCCGTGGTGACAAGGGCGTGAAGCACCTCTACGACTTAGATGTACAGCGCGATTCCTCTGGCTATGTACACCGCTTCCGTCAGTTGGGGTGGGGTGACTCTGTTCCTCATCCTAACTACACTCCGCACCTTACCTATGGAGGTGGAGATAACAAATTGTCGTGGGGGACCTCGTGGAATCATCCACGATTTAGCGAGGAGGATATTATCGGGGAGGGGCTGTATATTCCGCTCCCTCCAGAAGGATATAACACTCTCGAGCTTGAGGTATTCTCTAACGTGAGCTTCTATAAGCGAAACGGAGAGACGCTTGAGAAATTCCGAGAGTGGAAGCTGTGGAGCGTCCCCAGTGCTATTGTGTGCCAAGCGCCCTCTCTGTGGCTCTCTGATGCCATTGGGCGACGAGGCGAGGAGCTATCCAAGGATAGGCGCGAGCGCTTTGTGTTCACATCTTCTACTGGAGAGGGCGCAGAGGCGGAGCTTCATCTGTCTGCTGGCGATGGTATCGTTTCGGTGTCTCCGTCTATCGTTCACACAAAGGACGGCAAGCCCTTGAGTGAGCGTGGTGCGGTAGACAAGAAGAGTGGATATACGCAGAATACCCTCGCTGGCTTCCGCGCGGAGTGCTTCGGTGCGATATACGGCTCGCTCCCCGAGCGTGGATACGAACTGACTGGTACGTTTGCATACCACCACCGAACAACGCTAAGACGCTACGCAGGGATGGAGTGGCTTGCAGTTTCCCGAGAGATCGATATTCAGCAGGGTACTGAGCGTGGCACATACCACCAAGTACGCAAGCCTGCGGTGGTTAGCAGCGACTCTCTATCCCCCGAAGTTCTTGATGGTGATAGATTCAGTGGTGAGAGATACGACACCTCCTCTCCCCGCTACTGGGATAATCCTAATCGACCTACGCCTCCACCTCGTAGGCGGTAGGTAACCAATAAGACCGCCCTCCCTTGCATTTAAGGGGGGGGTCGGTTTTATTTTATAAGAAGTTCCTCGGAATTCTAAATGAACTTTTCTGTGGTACCCCGCAGGCCTGCGCTCTGTACCACGACACACTAATATACTATATGAAATATGTCTACTGATATGTCACCCCAAGAAGAACACCAAGTGTACCCGCGCATCACGACGTGGATAGGACCAGATGCTGCGGTAGAGGTAAGCAGACTGCGCAAGCATTTCGGCTTCAAGAGCAACCACCAGCTGTTTAAGGCTTCGGTCTTTATGGCTATCCGCCTGCTCCAAGACGCAGAGCAGAGGGAGAAAGACCCTGACGACACAACCATTCAAGACGCATTCAAGGCTCTGGCGGACTGGGAAGCTCCAGAGTTCGGACGCAGACGACGCAGGAAGAAGGATGGCCATAAGGAGACGGCCGTACTTCTCGCACTGTTTAATGACCAAGTATCAAGTATGTCCAAAATGGAAATAGTTGGCGAGCAGGCCACGCCCTCGCACGCTGATGCTCCGAAGTGGTATGAGCGATTCATCCGTCTGCACTATCAAGCGCTCTACGACAAGTATGCAGACCGAGCCGAGCGACTCACTGGCGACTCACTCGCTCCTCGTGACCTGCTCCACGAATCACTCCTGCGCTTGCAGTGTCCTCCGTCGGAAATCACGAGCTACGAATCATACGAGCGTTGGGCGCTTGACAAGTTCAACGAATCACGAGCCACTCATCACAAGCGTGCGGACTTGGCTCATCACGAGCCTCATCACGCAAACTCTCATCACGAGGGAGGTGGCTGTACTCATCATCACGATGATGCCTGCCCCGCCCCCCCCGTTTGTCCCCGCCACACCCTCCAGGATGAAGAGGCACAGGACTAAAGAATACGCCCGGCTGATGAACTCAAGGCGCTGGCGTCGCTTGCGAGCTGCCTACATATCAGCTCACCCCGTTTGCGAGGACTGCGAGGCACAAGGTAGGACAACGGTGGCTACAGAGGTGCACCATATACGCCCAATAGAGGAGCGCGCGGGGCGTCCCGATGATATGCAGGAGTTAGCTTTTAACCCCTGCAACCTCAGAGCTCTGTGTAAGGCCTGCCACATACAGGCGCATAGGGTGCTACACTCTAATAGCATGACCTCGTCTAAGGATCGCGCGCTGGCTGAATTGACCGCATTTGCATCTGCCTACCTATCTGAGTGAGCTCCTTTGTGAAGGGCATAGCACACCCATTAGGGTGTATTACCCCCTTGCACTTTTGTGGCTAAGCAGCCAGCCGAGGCATCGGGCGTACCTCTCCCGTTAGGGTGTATCTCCCTCTCTTCGGCTGGCTTGCTTTCGTTTTGGTATAGCTATCCCGTTGCAGGCGGTCGCCTTTTTCTTGTCGTCAGTACGTCAATCAGTACGTCAAAGAGCGCGCGGGGGCTGGTTGCCCACGTCGTGGCTGCCCGCTCCGCTGGGAGCAAACAGCCTACCACGCTGTGCCGTGGCGTGTGCCACCTTGAGGCGTGGTAAAGATTCAGCGCCTGCTTAGTTGCACGCGCTCGCCTTAGTCGTTAGTGCAGGGCGTTACCTCGCACTACGACAATGCCACCCACCCGCATAGGTAGGTAGCTGCCCGCCAAATAGCGAGCAAAAAACGCCACGCCGCCTTGATCAGGTGGCGGGGCGCTTTTGTATATTAGTTATCTTCCTCCTCGTCGAACTCTTCGGGGTGTAAGCGTCTATAATTCTCGCGCGCCTCGTCCTCAAGGCACTCAAAGTCCCCGCGCTCGTCCTCGCTCATTCGTCGGTTAAACTCCTCTCTACTGAGAGCGTCTAAGATCTCGTTGTATCTGATATTGTCGGCTATTTCCTCCCCTTCTTCGTCTTCCTCGTCTTTTCGGTCTATGTCGAGGTTTGCAAATGTGAAGCTGCGTTCACTGCCCCCGTTGCATTCAACGTACATTGCAGACGATGATATATATCCATCGCTTCGTATCTCCGACCTTTTGAAAAATATACTAAGCGTTTGATAAGCGTATAACGCTTCTCCTTCGGCTGCCTTGGCCTTGCAATCGTTGTAGACCTCGTTATATATGTATTCGCTCATTTCTTGGGCGAGCTGCTTCGCGTCCTCTTCGCTCGTGACAAAGTCGGTTAGCTCTCTTATGTCTATTTCGATAGCTTCAGCCTTCCCCGTGTATTCTTCATTGACGTGCGCCCTCGTTTTGTAGATCTGCGATATAGTTAGCTCCTTCCCGAGGAGCGTTATAGTCTTATTCGTTTTCATTGCCTTCGTTTTTTTTGGGTGTATATGTAGTATGTGACGTAGCTATATCGGGTACTATTTCGGTTGCAGGACAAGAGTTTTACCCCTTCTCCAAATCGTCCCTTATACGGCTCTATCTCTTGCCCTTTGACTCTTGATACATATCCCCGATATAGGGACGTGTGAAGCTCCTTGATCAAGCCTTCTTTTTCGGCTCTTCTTAGCTCTTGCACGTTGGCTATCTCCATGCGCTTGGCTTCTTTTCTCTTCGTTTCCATTGTCTGTATCTGTTGTGGTTGTCGTTTCTGTCAGGTTTGTTATTTGCTGCTCCGTATAGCGTCGGTTATGACCTGTGCAAGCTCGCTTGTAAGGTCTATCTCTTCGCCTGTTTCGTAGGCTCGTCGCTCGGATAGCGTTACGTAGGTGACTCGCTGCAACTCATCGTAGCGGTTGCCCCACGATATTAGGTACTCTTTGTCGTCGTCTCCCGCTACCTTTAGCCCGAATATATCTGCCTGCTCGTTCGCGAATGCGTTCGCGGCTGCTACGCTTGGTACTATCTCTTTTGCCCATTTGGCTATATCCTTAAGCGATTCGAGGGGCTCCCCGTCGTAGTAGTATGTAGCGGTCTGCTCGTAGACGAAGGTAGCCAGCGTTACCGCCTTGCCGCCGCTTGTGGTGTATGTCGTTTCCTTTGCGTGGTCGCGTGTATATGAGTAGCTCATGTCTGTAGTCTGCTTTGGTTTAGTTGATTCTTCTTGTTCCAAGTGGAGCGGCGGCGGTGTGTAGGTCCGTATCTACCGTTACGTAGTCCCATCCTGTGCCGCAATGATCTACGAGCAGCACCCATAAGCCCAGAATTTCGCTATATGCGAACATTAGGCCGAAATGCTCGTTTAGGAACTCTGCGAAGTCGTCGCTACAGTTGGTTAGGTAGTATTGATATATTTCAGGGTATTCCTCCGTCTCTTCGTCGCAGTCGTAGCCGATCGTATTGTACATTAGCTCATCGTCGATTCTGGCGATTTCGTTGCATAGGATAGTAGTGCACCCTGCCCAGCTGGCAGCGACGGCGTACGTGGTGGTATACGCCTTTTGGTTGGCTTGATTAGTTTCCATACCTTTGTAATGTTAAAAAGTTTTTTTGCCTCGTTGTTCGTTGTGAAACGCGCGCGGGGCTTTTTGCGTTCGTTCCCGTTGCAAAAGGTTAGGGCGTTTTCCCTTTCCTTTTGTACTACAAAGATAGAATAAAAAAACGAATCTACCAAATCTAAAACGCTATTTTCCAACATTTTAGCCATATTTTTCCGCCCTCCTCGCATTTTTTTTCGACGACCGAAAAATCACTTTGCGAGGAAGAGGGGGAGGCGATTTTAAGGAGGGAGGATACCCCCTGCATACCACCCCTCGCTCCCTTTTCTTCGCACGAGTTCTCAAAGTCGCATGGGGGTGTTGGTGCAGCTTGAAAAGTTTTGGGGGTAAAGTGGTGTCAAAATGATGCATTTCGCTGGGTCTATGTAGTGCCCTCTACAAAATGACGCAAGAAGAAACCGCATGCTTTCTAAGAGATGGGCTAAAGGCCCTTAAAGCGTACTCCCCAGCGTTTGAGCCGCTAATATCGGCCACAGCGCAAATGTCGGGTGTGTGCAGGGAGTCTTATGCGGTGCTGATGTCTGATGGCATAGTGGTCGAAGAGACCAGTCGTGAGGGCGATTCACGCAAGCGCGCTAATCCTGCATGGTCCATCTTTATTGAAGCATCTAAGGAACTCCGCGCACAGCTGTCCGAGCTTCAGATGACCGTGAGAACGGCCAAGTTCACGAGCGGAGACGAGGTGGACAAGCTCAATTACATACTCCAACAGGTATATGACAAAGCAACTAAGCCAAAGCGAGGCGACAGCACTGAAAAGCGGGGTCGTAGAGCGGCTGCGAATCGCTAAGATCCCATACCCACGCTTCAACAAGCTCGACAAGCGCCTATCGGAGTATATCCGCGAGTGCATAAAGCACCCGAGCCTTCACAACGTGTACGAGCTTCTGTCTATCGAGCGCTTCCTGCACAAGGTCGATAGATATGTACTCCGTGATGAAAAGGTGTTGCACTTCATTACGTTCTACGAGCATATCCGACTCCCGTCTGCCGAGGGTATGGTGTTCTTCGCTCTTACCCCCGTGCAGGTCTTCCAGTTCACTAATATCTTTTGGTTCTACCACGATGACGGGGAAAGGCGGCTTGTTCGTGATGTTCTGCTATTCGTTCCACGTAAGTTCAGTAAGACTACTTCGATTGCTACTCTCTCGGTGTATGACCTTCTGTATGGCGATGCTAACGCAGAGAGCTATGTGGGCAGTAATAGCTACCAGCAGTCGCAGGTGTGCTTCGGTGTAATCTCAAAGATCCTTCGTGCGCTTGATCCTCAGCTCAGACGCTTCAAGATCAACCGTGAACAGGTGTTCAACCGAATGCCAGGGAAGATGTCCATTGCGCGCTGTCTGTCGTCTGCTGCAGACCGATTGGATGGTCTGAATGCGTCACTGGTGATCATCGACGAGTATGCACAGGCTGAGAGTGATGCGCTAAAGAGTGTCCTGACCTCGTCAATGGGTGCAAGGCGAAATCCCCTCACGTTTGTGATCACCACCGCCAGTGACAAGAATGATAGCATCTTCGCACACATTTTTGAGCCAGATGTGGATGACGAGGAGGGAGATCCTAATACGTGGCACAAGGTCCAGCCGCATTTAGGTGTAACGGTGCGCCCCGAGTACTACGAAGCGGAGTATCAGAAGGCACAGCTCACGGCAGGTGATATGAAGGCGTTCCGCAATAAGCTCCTCAATATCTTCGCCCGAGACGAGCGTGAGATGTGGATACCTCGTGAGACGATTGAAAAGGCGTTTATGCACGTACCTATGGAGTCTCTGCGTGGCTATCGTGCGATGTGCGCTGTGGACTTGTCCGTCCGTGATGACTTTAGTGCGCTTACGTTCCTTGTCTACACACCAAGTCGTGTCCCCGAGGGGCGCACCAAGGTCTGCCCGTTCCACGCTATCACACATTACTTCTTCCCCGAGGGGATGCTCGCCACGCACGTAAACCGAGAGCTTTACAAGCGGTGGGCGGATGACGGCTATCTGACGCTCTGTAAGGGCGACAGCATCGACTACCCCCTCATTGTGGAGACCATCCTCCGACAACCTCTATCTACCCTCAAGATAGGCTATGACCCCTACAAGGCCCTCGAGTTCACCAACCTCTTGCGGTCTACTCCGCAGGTTGGCAAGGCGAATTTGGAGGCTATACCGCAGACGAACGGGTCGTTTAACACGGCAGTGATGTCGTTTGAGCTGGCTCTGTCTCAGGATAGCATCACGTTTGACCCTAATCCTATCACGGCATACTGCTTTGGCAACGCTGTGATAGACGAGGACCGACTCGAAAACCGCAAGCCCGTCAAGGCTGTGGCTTCGGACAAGATTGACGGAGCTATCACCTGCTTGATGTGCTTCTGGCTGTTCAACCATTTCAAAACTATCGTATAAAATGACCATTTCTCAATTCTTCACTCGCTTCTTCAAGCGGTCGTACTACGCTGGTGGCGATAAGTGCGCATCTGGCGGAAGCGTGCAGGAGTTTGTAAATCAATTCAACGCACCTTCGGTGTCTACGCCTGATAGCGCAATGGCTATTGCCAGCGTGTACCGATGTGTGGATATTCTCTCTGGGACTATCGCGTCACTCGAGCTTCAGCACCTAAAGCGCTCGGGGAGTATCTTTAAGTATGCGGGAGATACGCAGCTAAATACGCTATTCGCAGGACAGGCTAACAGCAGGCAGAACTTCTTCGTCCTGCTCAAGAATGTCGTAGCTCGACTGCTCCTCTCGGGGAACGCCTATATATATCCTCGCTTCTCCTCTCGTGGTGAGTTGCTGGATATAATTCTTCTTGGAGACGGCTCGGTATCCTACGATACGAATAGCAATACGTACAGCGTGTCGGACTACGTATGGAATATCAACGGTGTGTTCACTGCGGACGAGATCATCCACCTCAAGAATAATAGCCTCGATGGTGGCTATACCGGAGTTTCCACCATCAGGTACGCCTCTCTGTCGCTATCGCTTAGCGCCAACGCAGATAAGCAGACGAACAACGGACTGCTCTCGGGCAACCAAAAGAGCGGTTTCCTCGTTGGTGGCAATGAGTTGCAGGGGCTTGGCGCACTTGACACGGATGTAGCGGATAGAGTGGCAGACCGAGTGAACAACGAGATTGCTCAGGGGCGTAGAATCATCCGCTTATCTGGGTCTATGCAGTTCATTGAGTCATCGATGAGCAACTCTGATGCGGAGCTACTCGAGGTGCGCAAGTACTCAGTGCTGGATATATGTCGCTTCTTCGGTGTGCATCCGTATATGGTGTTTGCTGATCAAAGCACGAACTACAAGGAGGCGGAGAACTCGCAGATTAACTTCCTCAACCAAACGCTCCAGCCCCTTATACTGCAGATTGAGCAGGAGTTTTCTGTGAAGCTCCTCCCAAGATCAAGGCGAGCATCCGAGCGCATCCGTTTTGACCTATCCCGACTATTCGCCACCGACCTGCGCACCCGTGCAGAGTACGTAAAGAGCAGCGTGGAGGCAGGCGTGATGACTCCAAATGAAGGTCGAATCTTCGAGAACAGAGAGCCTATTGAGGGTGGCGACCAGCTGTTTATCACGTGTAACGTGGCTCTTGTCTCATCTCGCCCGAGCATTGAGGAGTTGCACCCAGATGGAGAATCCACCAAAAGCGCAGGGGAATAGTGAAAAGTGGTGTCAAAATACGCCTTATAACTACGTTATATAAAGCCCAAGATAGATATGAGCGAAACCAAAATACTCGAGCTTAGAAGTAGCCCCAGCGAGCTATCTGCTCCATCACTCCAAAGTGAGGAAAGCCGCACGATTGAGGGGCTTGCCATCGTGTACGAAGAAGAGAGCGAGGTCTTGTATGACTTCCTTGATGGGCGTGCATTCCGAGAGGTTGTGCATAAGGGCGCAGTGTCGGAGGAATTGCTCCGCTCGTCCGATGTCCTCGCCCTATACGAACACGACCGAACGAAGCTCCTTGCTCGAAGCACAAACGGAGCGGGTAGCCTACAGCTGACCATCACGGATAGTGGACTTCTCTACCGATTTGATGCTCCCAACACGCAGTTGGGCAACGATACGCTGGAACTCCTTCGCAGAGGCGACCTGCGCTCCTCCTCATTCCTTTTCGGTGTCAATAAAGGCGACACGCGCTGGGAGAAAAAGGAGGACGGTACGTGGCTTCGTCACATTGACCACTTCTCGTATATCGGTGATGTGTCGGTTGTAAGCATGCCAGCCTATCCTGCCACCACTGCATCCGCTGAACGCTCAAAGCAGGCTCTCGATGAGGAGCGAGGATTACCCGAGCCAACCGAAGAGCCTACTCCCGAACCAGTCCAAGAAGAAACGACCCCCGAGGAAGCTCCCGAGCCAGTTGCTCGTACGCCATTGGCAGAGCGCGCTCTTCGCTGGGCTGATATAACCAAGTCCAACCTTTAACCATTTAACCAATTAACTATGACAAAGGAACAAGAACAGCTGCACGAATTGCACGTGCGATTCAAGGAGCTGCAGGGTAAGCGACATGCTGGTGCGCTGACCGAAGATGAAGAGCGCGAGCTTGTCCGAGTTAGCGAAGACTTGCAGGAGCGAAGCATCAACGAGCTAGTATCCAAGGCGACAGAGATGATTGCCAAGGACAACAAAGATGAACTAGCTAAGCGCTTCATCGAAGATGCTTCACGAGCTATATCTACAAGGCAGGAAGTCCCAATCGAGGAGCGTAGCACCACGATGTCGGCGAATGTTCAGGCGGCTCAGCCTACGGTGATCCAGGATGTAATCCAGCCTCTTGAGGCTGAGCTCGTTCACACCAAGGTCGGTCTGAAGATGCAATCTGGGGTAGTTGGACAGCCTGTGTGGCCTGTTCTAGCTGGGGTTACTGCTACTATTGCGGGTGAGGATGTTGCCCTCTCAGACCAGAACATCGATCTTAGTAAGATCACTGCTAAGTCCGAGCGCGTTGGTGTCTATGTGCCAGTGACATCACAGGCCATTAGTAGCACTAATAAGAACCTTCGTAGTATCGTTCTTTCAAGACTTGGGAAGGCCGTGGGTAAGGCCCTCAACTTTGCCCTATTTGCGAAGACTGCACCCGCGGCTCCGAGCAATGGTATTGGGTCTATCCTTGCTGCTCCATACGCCGCTCCAATTGCAGGCTCATGGAGTAACACAGTAAAACCACTATTTACCGAGATCGTAGAACTAGAAACCGAGGTGTTAGGTAAGGATGTAGAGGCAGACGAAAGCGCCGCCTACTTCGTGCATCCAAAGACCTATGGCTTGCTCAAGAGTACGCCTATCGAAAAGGGCAACCCTGAGATGATCCTCAAGAATGGGTACATGAATGGGTATCGAGTAGTGTCTACTACGTTTATGCCACATGACGCTATTCTCTTTGGTGTGCTATCCTATGCAGTACTTGCACATCATGGGGATGGGGATCGTATGGCAGCACAATACGACGGCAAGAAAGACCGAGTGGACTTCACTCTTAACGGTGACTACTCCCTAACGGTTCTCCGCACAGAAGCATTCGCCTGCTTGAAGCGTAAAGCGTAAGTAAAAGCTATGCCAACATATATCTCTCTCGAGGAAGCAAAGAAGCATCTGAACGTAGACCACGATGAGGATGACGACTTCATTATCGAGCTTATTGATACTGCCGAGGACTATCTCTCTGGACTTCTCCGCAGACCTCTGGTTGAGGTGGAGCAGGCATCAGGCGACTTGCCTCCAGCGCTTCGGCACGCTCTCCGAATGATAGTTGCACGCTTCTACGCTGATCGAGAGGGGTATCGTGTTGGGCGAGTGACGGAGCTTGCTTTTTCGCTTGGCTCACTCATAGGCAGATACCGATTAGAGCGATGAACGCAGGAGCATTCACTCACCGACTGATATTCCTCAAGGCTGTAAAGGCGCAGAGTGCGTCGGGTGCGGTAAAGGAGGATCTGGTAGAGAGTTTCCGCTCTCGTGCCTACCTCCGAACGCTTCGCCCAACCTACGATAAAGACGGCTTGCAGGCTCGTGAGGTTGTCGATACCTCGGCTGTGGTGTTCGTGGTCCGTGCTGATAAGCGTCTATCTGTCTCTGGGTGGCTTCGCTTCAATGGCGCACTCTATCGCATCGTACTGCTCCAGCCTATGCTTGACAGAACGGTGCAGGTCACAGCTCGCTTTGTGGATGAATAGAGTATGCCCGATGTAGTTTCTCTCAACGGATTTCCCGAGGTCGAGGCCTTTATTGGCAGACTCAAGGATGCTCCAAGTCCCGAGAGTCTGCGTGAACCATTCTTCCGTGCTGCGGAGGTGTACCAGCAGGATGTTCGCACGACCCTGCCTCCTCTGTACAAGCAGCCGAATAGGAATGGGCACGTACCGAGAGGCAACCTCATCCGAGGGCTTCGTAGGCGTATGCCACGCAGAGGAAGAGGCGGACGGGTGTCTGTGTCGGTAGGTTTCCTCTATGTCAATGGAGCGACGGCGATGGGGCAGGAGTCTCAAGCTGCTAACCACGCCCATCTAATCGACAAGGGGACGGCTGACAGATACACACGGAGCGGGAAGTTCAGAGGCAGGGTGTTGCCCACCCTCTTTTGGACGCACGCTAAACAGAGAAGCACGCCACGCGCACAGCGAATACTCCTTGCAGGGGTCACGAAAGTCTTAACCAACGTATGAGTATCTATCTCGACAACAACAGAAAATGGCACACCGCCCAGTGGGTGCGGAGCAAGCTCCTTGCGTGTGAGGAGTTGCAGGAGCTTGTAGGGGATAAAATCTACCCCGTGATA